CTACCCAAGCTGTTTGGGTTAATTGATGAGCATCGACTAATAAATCCCCTGTTCCGCCAGTTTGAGCATATTTATAAAGATATAACTTTACATCGGTAATAGTATTAGTTCCTGGGTCAGCCGAAAGAGTAAAATGAATTAAAGAACGCTGATAATTTCCATTGGCATCCCAAGGATATAACACCATGTATTCGAGCGTTCCATAATTATTCTCTTGCTTTCCATCTCCGTGGTCTATGAAAGCATCTTTATTATTCGTAGAACTGGTATCAGTATCATCATAAGCTTCCAAAGGATAATTCAAACCTTTTGGTAATTTGAAATAGAGTTTATTATTTTCTACTTCAAACTTTACATCAATAGCATGTTCTGATTTTTCTATTCTTTCGTCTATATCAATTTTTTCCTTGCGGTTCTTGGTTTCTTTGATTTTTTTGCCATTTTTATCAACTACTTTATAAGGTGCTTTACCTTTTGGAACTACCAAAGGATTTTTGAAAACATAAATCGGCTGTCCCAGTTTGTCGTAAACTCTAACTTGTTTTCCGTTCTTTTCTACTTTTGCCTCGCCCCAGTCTGGTAAATTCATCATAAAGTGCCTGCTTTTCGGCTCTTTTATTTCTTTTCCTTCTGGGAAGGGTAAATCTGGGATATCTTTGAACTCTTTTCCGTCAAAGTAATGTAAAAGTCCTGAACTTTGGATTAAAATTCTTTTAGTCGGGTCAGTAGGATGCGGAAAATCTTTCGTTGTATGAGAACGCTTTGATTTGTCTTCTAAATGAAGGTTTTTTTCCCATTCAAATCTCATTTTTTTATAAGATTTTTCAAAAACTATCTTTTTAATTAATCTTTATTTCTAATGTCAAAGTCCAAACCTCTCCAGCTGATTTAGTTCCTTTTGATATAACCCTTCTATTTAAATTTTTATTGGCAGTTGCCCCATTTCTAACTGAAAATTCTTCCCATGCAAAATTAGCAGTATCACCATCAAAAGTAGCCTTAAATGTGACAACATTTCCAGAAACAGATGGATATCCTGAATCCATACCAACCCATGCTGTGCTTGCCCCCTGTAAATCTGTTTGCGTAGAAGCAGTAGCAACTGAACTATTACCCACTCCAAGCTGTGCATTAGCATTATTATAAGGAGTTGCTGAACCATCACCGATCAATAAAAGCAACAACTCATGAATTCCTTCATCTAAAAGTAAATTTTTATCAAATTCATCAATTTGATATGGCTTATTGTTTTTATAATCTTCTTCATTGAGATATTTTTCAATTTTCCATCTTGTATACACATGCCCACTTTCTTTTACCATTTTATTTCTCTATCGACCTTAATAGAGATTTTTAATTATAGCCATCTTTTATAATAATCTATATCTAAAGTTAATTGAGGCGAAGTATCTGGCTTACCTCCGAATAAAAGTTTAAATCCTTTATCTTGATCAGTATAATCAGTATAATTTCCTCCATAATCAGTAGTTTTTACAACATGCCCTCTACCATAATTAGCTGCTATTCCTGAATTCCCTCGCCATACATAACAATTATTTATATCTCCATTCCCAGCAGACATAAAAACTACCAACCAGTATTTAGTATTAGCATTTAATGTAAATGTTGCGGCTGTATTTACTAATATCCAATCAAACGAAGTTCCAACATCATTAACAGAAATAGATATAGCAGATCCACTTACTACTTGATATGGTTTTCCATTTAAATCTGTTCTAACTTCTACATATAAAGAAGGATTTCCGTATGTAGATGGGTCTCCAATTTTTTTAATTCTAAGATAATAACCCTGATAAGTTTTATCAGTATGAGAAACCATAAAACTCTGAGCAACATAATTGTCTCCATAAATCTTATCATCTACCAATGTTTTCGCTTCATCAGGAACAAACTGTTGATCAACAATATTTCCAGCCTTAATTTCAATATCATTGCTTCCTATCTGAAATGATGGAATAACTCCATAAAATTCTATTTCTTCATCATTTAATGTGACTTTTTTTTCATCGCAATCAATTATTAAAACATCACCATCTGAAAAATAAGTTCCTTTATTTATAATACATTTTTCACTTTTGGTAGTATTTTCAAATTGAATTCCTTTTGCATAATTCCAACCACTTCCAAGTGTTAAAGTTATTTTTGGTTTTGGAGGTGCTGAACCCTCAAAACTGACACTGCCAGTATAAGTAGGATCAGCATCAACTCCATCTAAAGCAGCAGTTTCATTTATATCTTTCCCAACCCCAGAAGGAACAATAAATCTAACATAATAAGGAACAAATAAATTATGATAATAATCTCTATTTATCCTAATTTCTTCTGCAAAAGCAATATATCTCCTTGTTGATCCGCCATAACTAATATCTAAATTTTTATTTCTTCTTGATAATAATTCCTTAAAATCATCAATTAAACTATCTAAAGCACTTCTTGAACTGGCCTTTAAAGTTCCTTCAATTTCAATAACTTTTGGCCTAAATCTTTCTGAAACCAAAACGCCACCATCTTCTCTTGCTAATTCAAGAATTTCCATTTCCCTAATTGGACTGCTATCATGCCTAACAGCCTTAGGAGTATAGCTGGCATTCATTAACTCTACATTGTCAAATTTAATTGATTGGCTCATGTTCCAGCCAGAGCTCTTAATTCGGATTCTCTATTAATTGCTCTTTTAATTTCCTCAATTAAAGCTTCTTTATTTCCAATAAAAGCTCCGGCAAAGTTAAAATTAAATATATTACCAACTTTTTTATCAGCTGGAATAATTGTTTCTCCAGCATGAGCTAAAATAGGAACAGGTTTTCCTTTTGGCCCAGGAACTACTCCACCTTCTTGCATTCTTATTTTAAAAAGAGACGAAATGCCTGATAGTATAGAAAATATAGATCCTTTTTTCTTTGGCATTATTGGTTGTCCCATAATTGATCTTGCTGTTTCTCTTAATCTTTCTGCAGCCTCAATATCTCCTTCAGCTTCTCTTTCTCTTGCTCTTTTTATTAATTTTAATGCTGCTTCTGTTTGTCTTTCTTGTGCTTCTGCTATTTTATTATATTGTCTTTCAAATCCACTTAATAAATCTAATAAAGCTTTCATTCCATCAATAACAATTGGCAAAATTTTTGTTCCTAATTCAATCATTACAACATTAAGATTATTTTTTAACATTCTATATTGATTTTCAGTGCTTTCTGTAGCCTTATCAAAACCTTCCTGCAAAGCATCAACATTACTATTCATATCTTTCAAAATATCATTAAGTTTTTTAGCCCCATCTTCTGATGCTAAAGCAAACATTGCATTAGCCGCCTCTACTGATCCAAATAAATCTGCAATTGCTTGTTTATTTCCACCAGCTTTTTCAGTTATTTCTACAAGCATTCCAGACAATCCTTTTGCTTGTAATGCCGCTAAATCAAATTGAATTCCTAATTTCTCAGCAGTTTCTGTTGCCGCCTTTGTTGGTTTTAAAATATTCGATATAGCAGCTTTTAATGCAGTTTGGGCCTCGCTGGCAGTAATACCACCCGTTGTTAAAATAGCAGTTGCCGCCGATAAATCCTCTAAAGAAATACCAACCTCTTTAGCTATAGCAGCAACTTTACCAAATCCTTGAGCAAGACCAGCAATTGTTGTTTTTCCATACTTTACAGTTTTAAAAAGAATATTTGCTATTTTATTAGCATCATGAGTTTCATCAGCATAAACATTTATTGCAGAAGTTAAAAGATCGGTTGCTTCTTTAGTTGTAGCTAACCCAGCTGTAGCTAATTTAGCAGCTGTTTTTAAAACATCAAATTGTTTTGCAGCACTTATTCCAGCCGATCTTACATCATATAAAGCTTCTGCTAATTCATCTGCTGCTACCGGAACATCTCTTGACAAATCTAATATCCTTTTTCCCATTTCTTTTATATTCTATGTATTGGTGTCAATAATAGTAGCAACATTAGTCATTTTACTCTCAAATGCCGCCGCTGATCTTATTGCTTTGACACAAATACCAACAGCCAATCCACCAATTGCCGCACTTGCCATCTTTGCCTGCGAAGCTAAATTACTTAAATTTCTACCAGTTTCTTTAAAAACTTTCCCGGTTTTATCTTGGGCCGTTAAAATTACTTTTAATTTTTGAATAGTGCTTCCGTTCATTATTTATTCTTTTTATACAATATTTAATAAAATCCCATGGTTGGGAATATAATTCCTGTAATGTCCAACCAAATTCTCTGCAAAGTTCAAAAGCTATTCTTTTTGCGAGCCCCCTTTTTTAGGCCTTCCTTCAATGGCTTCTGTCACTTTTTTCATTAAAATATTAGCATCTTTAATCGGCAACTTTCTAATATTCTCAACTGTTATTGGCAAAACATTTCCATCTTTATCTGTTAAATTCCAACTTTTAATTAACAAAGATGCGGCCTTTATTATTCTTTCCATATCAGTCGCATCTTCGCCTAATTCATCAAGTTGAACTATATTCCCAAAAATAAGTTGATCATATATCTCCACCTTGCTCCCAGGAAATGATGGAAGCTCAATAACTTCAACTTTTCTAAAATCTTTTAATTCTGGCATAGAATTTTACTCTTAGTTAATTAAACTACTAAGCTAAATCGACCTTTTTATTATAAACATTAATAACTTGATACCTCGTTAATCAGATAACAATCATCAAAGATTTTTGAAGTTGCAGTATCATAATAAGCAGTAAAATTCAAGCTTTGGCTAACAATATCATCTAAGCTTTTATCAACTTCCCATTCCTCAAAAATAACTTTCTTAAAATCTATTCTGAATGTTGGATTAGAGGAAGCTCCTATAGTTCTATCAGTGTTTTTTAATTCAATTCTTACTGCTTTAACCTTTCCATCAAGAGCATAATCTCTAAATGTTTTATCTTCATAATTCAACACTATTCTACCGGTAATTCTGAAAACAGTATTTAAAATATCTGCTGGATCTACAGATCCAAGCTTATTATCTCTAATAAGATTCTTTTCAATAGTCAATTCCAATTCTTTCAAAGCAACTTTACTGGCCGCATCAAGTCCAGACAAACTATCAGCAACTTTAAAGCTCAAATGCTTCGAAGTAAATTTATTTTCTGAAACATAAGAAGGGCTAATAGTTGTCCAATTTTCTGATTGATGAGATTGAAACCCTGCAATAAATGTCACAATTTCACCTAAAGCAACTCTTATTGTCAAGCTATTGAGCATTCCTCTCCTAAATACCAATGTATTATCAGGATCTTTATAAACAATCGATAAAGAATCATGTTGATTATCATTCTGGAGCGTAAAGGTATGCTTGTAAGCAGTTGTTTCTTCCACCGCAGATGATACTTCACCTAAAGCAGCTAAAAGGATCAATCCAAATGATTTATCTCTTATTTCAGCTTCTATTTCTCCTTCGGCCCAAGCTTCAGTTATATATCCAGTAGTTTCTCCAGCAATACTGCCTAAACTTTCACCACTTTTTGTTAGATTAACTTTATTATCAAAAGTAAAACCAAGTTTAGGAAGCCAATAATCAACACTCCCGGGAAATATTCCCCGCGTTGATTCTTTGGCAAATCCTATTTCTGTTAGTCGACCGATAAATTTGCTCATTTTTTTACATCAGCGACCTTAGCTGATGTCTACACTAATTTTTATTCTTAATTTAACTGTTTTAGTTAATAATTTTTTATCTGGAACCTCGCTCCATGCCCCAGAGCTTGGTTCAATTCCGACCATTGTATACCTACTTGGTAAAGATATTCCTGATAATGTTTGGTCCTGATCAAAGGCATCCATAACATCATCAGCTAAATCATATAAAGCATCTAAAGCACTTGATATCCCAGAACTTGGTATCTCATAAAAAAGATCAATATTAAAAACATAAACCCTTAAATTTTCAGTTGTTGTTTCATAATCAGATTCATCTTCAGAGGGAGTAATTATTGCAGCAGGATAACCAGAAAATTCTAATCTCGGTTCATCATAAACTTCCTGAATTTTAGATATTCCCTGAAGTTTCTCCTTTATTTTATTTTTCAATATTGTATAGGTTGTATCAGCCATAATTATTTAGCCTTTTTTACTGTTTCTTTTACAATATTTTCTAATGCCTTTTTAAATCTAAAGTTTATTTTTGGAAGAGCATCCTTAACACCTTCTTTCAAAAATGGCTTTGCTTTTGTTCCCCTTCTACTTATTGCTCTTGCTACTAAAAATGGTTCTATACCATGCAACCTTGCCCAGCGATGTAATGGAGTTCCTTCGTCAAATGGCGGCCAATGAGGTCTTGTTCCTTCATGAACAAATATTCCATATTTTGCAGTTGGCCCAAAAATTCCTCTTAATGGTTGCAAAATTGATCTAAAACTTGATCTCAACCTTCCTTCACTAACAGGAGTTTTTGGCACTGTTTCTCTTTCTATTTCATAAATAGAATATTTAATTGCTTCCTGTAAATGTTTTGCTGATATTTCAGGAAATTTTTTAATTGATTTTTTGAATTTATCTAATCCTTGAATTTTTAATGAAATCTCAGGCATTATATTTCTTTAAAATTACTTCTAAATGAGTTGACATACCAAAATCTTGCTTATTTACTGCTACAACAGAATATTCATTTCCATCAGAATCTACAACTTTATCTCCTGTTTTAATATCCTCACTAACATCGCACCAAGCCTTATGGGTAGCTCCATAGACGCCATAAATTTCAAAAGACGACTCATCAGTTATCCTTTGAATATGAGCATCAATAGTTCCTGTAGAAACAAAATTCTTTTTATTTCCAGAAACAGTTTTTAACCTTGATATTGTTATCCTTTTATTAAAAAAATGTCTAAGCCCCATAAGGTCTTTTATATTTATCAAGAATACTTTTTATTTCTGGATCAGCCATAACTTCTTTCTTAAATGTAACGGAATAATCTCCTAATCTTTCTGATTGAATATTTCCTGCTTGTTTTCTTTGATTATAAACTTTTGAAACTAATTTCCAGCAAGCATATTCTAAATCTCCAGCTCCAGCATCTTCAAGAAAAGTAGATGAATTATCATAATCATATCCAGCCGTATAAGTTATTCGGTAATGCTTTGGATATTTATAAAAAATTCCTCTGACTCGTTCAACTATCCCTGAATCATAATGAACAAAATAATATTCTGTATCAATCTCGTTCCAATCATCTTCATTTAAATCAGAACTTCTTTCCTCTAATTTAAAAGTTGAGCTTTCATCAACCGGATAATTCTTTAATAACAATTTATTTGTCCCATTTCCATTATAAAGCTCATTAGTATAAGCTTTTTGTTTAAATCTCCTATCACAATAATTCTCAATAAAATCAGTGCAAGAATTTATAAGGCTGGTCAATAGTTCATCATTAGATGTGCCAGAAATACCCAGAAAAGTTTTGACTCTGGCCAAAGTTGTTAAAGCATAATCTAATAAAGCCATAATTTTTACTTAGCTTTAGTTTTATAAGTTCTTTTTCTCCTCGCTGGCTTCATTTCCTTTGTCTTTTTCTTTTTTGGGCTTCCTTTCTCAACCCATTCAGCCCGGCCAAGATCAACTAATTGCTGACATTTTTCAAAATCAGTCTCATAAATAGTCCCTGCTGGATTATCAAGATAACTTGTAATTAGTTTAACTTTTGGCATAATTTTATTTTTACTTTTATGAATTACCGACCTTTATGCTCCGCTCGAGTGAAGGTCGAAAACACTCGAGCGTAGCATGAAGGCCAGTAAGGCCTTCACTACAAGGAATTTCTATTATGATACTCCGGTGTTAGAAATTTCAACAAATGCTCTGGTAGTCGTTAATTCACCATCAATTCTTTCCTCAACTCGAACAGCAATAAGGTTTCTTTCCCAAAGATTAACTCCAGCAATAGTTGCCTGATCAGCAATATCAATTCTCAATGGCATTTTCTGTCCAATCCAATAAGCCTTCAAATCACCAAAGAAAATCTTTGAGGAAGCTAAATCGTTCTGCTCTAAAACAGGTCTTCCCTTTAAGGCTGGGATTCCAGGCTCTGTGAGAATTCCTGCTTCAAGAAGCAGAGGTCGATTATTGCTGTCCTTTAATCCAGCAATAGCAGCAATTGTTCTTCCATTCATTATCCAAAAAGCACTCTTTCGATAAGCTTGAGGCAGTTTGAAGAAAGCCGAATTGATGTGATCAAAAGTCAAAGCACCACCAGCATCAATAGTTGTAAATGTATAATTATCAAGACCAGTAGGCTGACCACTTCCACTACCAGTTATAAAAGCCTTATCCTCTGCTTTAGCTACTGCATCAGCAAGTGCCTTACTAACAATCTGAACAACATTAAATGGAGAATCATCTCTTAACTGAGTTGATATAGGCACTATAGCAGCTAAAGTATAAGGAGTAAGACTAATCTGGTTGAAAGTCATGGAAGAGGTTGACTTATCACTATTTTCACCAGTCCAGTAAACAATCGGTTTTGAAGCAATGCCACTAATATTCAACTGGTTGGTCTTCATTCCAGTCATATCAATGACAGTTGCTCTTGGTTTAATAACTGCCTCATCTTCCATTAAGTCAACAATTGCATTGTGAAGGAGAGTTGGAACAAGATATCCACCCTCAGCATCAGTTCCTTCAACTAATGGCTCAAGCTTCTGGTGGAAGTTGAGCATACTGGCTGTATCTTTTCTAAGAAAAGCCTGGAACCATTTGCCAAGAACTTCAATCTCGCTCTTTCTCATCTTGACTTCTTTTCCTTTCTTTGTCTCAAACAATTTGATTTCTGGATCGTTTAATTTAGCATCATGAGTTATTTCCTTTTTCTTCTCAACATCTTTTTCCCTAATTTTTGCTAATGATTCAGAAATCTGCTTAGCAATACTTTGGGAAAGCTCAGCAATCTTTTCTTCCTCATCTTCCTTTTCTTCTTCTTCCTTTTCTTCTTCCTTTTCTTCCTCTTCTTCCTTTACATCCTCATCTTCCTTAATTTCCTCTTCTTTTTTCTTAATTTCACTCATACTCTTTTAGCTCATGGAGTGTATACTCCGCGGCTTTATCAATTATCCGCAAAGCCTTAATAAGTTTAGCCTTACGGTTGTTGACCTTTACTGCTTTTTTCTTAGCAGGTTCTCCGCCCTTAGGAGGTTGGGTATTTTTTAATAACTCCTCTAAGGCGGATATAGCTTTTCTCATTGTGTCAATTGATGTTCTTATTAAAATTCTATTCTTTTCTGAAAGAATTCTACCTTCTTTAATATTTTCTATCTCTTCACTAAGTTCAATAAGTTTTTTAACAGTTTCATCCATATCTTTATGCTCATCAACCCACCTTCTTGCTTCAGCAAGTGTCCATTTATCTTTATCAAACAAATAACTTTGAACATGAGTTGGGCCATTTGGATCAGTTTTATATTTACCAATTATTGCTTTAATTCCTTTTGGCTTAGAAATATCAATAGTTCTAAACGAATCTTTTACAAATTTATCTGGATCCTCTACTCTAATTCTTATATAATTCTCAGTTATTTCTGGCTCTGGCTTCATTTCCCAACCCATATCTTCTAAACTTTTCAATTCTTCTTCTGAATATTCTCTAAATTCAGGCGGTTCTTTATCAAACTGCTTATAATGTTTAACTAAATGATTATAAACTCCTTTTTTATCTTTATCCGGAATATTAACTCCACCTCTGGCTCCTAATAATGCTCCCATAGCGGCCGCTACTCCTTTCCAAACAACATAATGATCTTTTGCTCTATGATGAGGTAATTTATAACTTGACTTAACATCAGGATTTTCTGAATCATACCAAGCACACATTATTTTAAGATCATCTATATCTGCTTCTCTAATTTCACGAGGAGCATCCCACTTTTCTCCTTCTGGAGCTTTAGGAGTTTCTTTATATGGAATAACTCCTTTGCTTTCCATTTCTTCTAAATCTTTTTCAAGTGATTTATAAAGAGAATTAAGACGAGCTTCTGGATTAGCTGGAACATTAACAACAGAAATTTCCAAAAGTTCTTGTTTAGTAATCCTATTACCTTCTCTCTCTTTTGGTATAAATCCAACAGAAAATGTATTCAAAAAACCACCTCGCATGAGATCAGCGACTTTTTTAGCAAAGTCGTTTTCCTTCTCAGCAAAGGTGGCATCAAATTTAAGCTCACCAGTAGATTTGTCAATCCAAATTCTATCAACTCGACCTATTGGCAAATCAAATGCCTTATGAGACCATAAAAGTCTTGGAGCTTTCAAAAAATTGTCTAACTCCCACCCATTTGGATCAAGAATTTCTTCATCTCTATCTAATGATCCAGTGGAAGCTACAGCTCCAGTAATGGTGCCATTTTCTTTTACTTCTTTGACAAATCCTTTAGCATATATTTTCATTTTTTAAACTTTCCGACCTAACGAAAGTTTTTATTCTTTTAATACTGGGATAGTAGTGCATCTACAATTTGTATGTAGAGGCGGTTCGCCAACATTACTATAATCAATATTAAGTGGACGCTCAGCTCCAGTTGGCTTAAAACTATCCCCTTGATTAAAATAATTATCTTCTAAAGAAACTATTTTTCCATTTAAACTACTACAATAAGGACAAGTTCTTTCATCAAGTGCTGTTAACCATTCCTTTCCTTTTACAACCCCAGATTGCCTATAGCCTTCAACTATAGCAAAATTAGCCGCTCTCGATGATTCACTTCTGGCAATGGCAAAAGCTCTTGTTGTTTTTGCTCTTTTAAAAACTTTTTTAATCCTATTTTTTATCTCAACAATTCCCTCTCCTTCGCTAACTCCTTCATTAACTTCAGATAAAATTTCTTCCCTTGTGACTTTATTAACTTCTTTTGCAAATTTAAGCCCATCTTTTCTTAAAAATTCCAAAACCTTATTACTTGAAACATCAAATCCTTCTAATCCAAGCATTGTTAAAGTTTCTTCTCCATGTTCAGCAATAAAAGTTGTTAAAATAGGCTTAAAAATTTCAACAAATATTTCTTTTTCTTTTTCTACATCAAAATCAAAATCAATTTGTTTAACAGATTTAACCGACTCTAAAACTTCCCTTTGTTGCCTATTAAACTGCTTTATTAAATTTTCTTTTATTATCCTTTCTTCTCTATTAAGCCTAATAACGAACCTTTTCCAAAATGCTTCTTTAAATTCTTCACTAAATTTATTTATTTTTTTTTTACCTATTTTCTTTTTTCCTTGATTTTTCTTAAATTCTTTTGTTATTTTATCAAACTTTTTTTTCATTTCTTCAGATACCATATCACTTATTTTTTCCTGCATTGGCCTTCTTATTCTTTTAACATTCAACATCATTTTACCTTTTTCTTTAACTTGACCAATTGAAACCATATTAAGAGGTAAAAACAAGTTATCTCCACCTTCAAATCCTTTATATCCTTCCTCTTCTCTAACTTCATTAGGGGCCAGCCAGCCATTTTTAATTCCAGACTCATAATACTTCAAAGCAATCTCAATATTTCTTGGTGATGGATCATCAAAATCAAAAAACAATGTATCATCGCCATAATCAGGAAGCAAAAATTCATTTAAATAAGAAACTATTTTTCTTAATTTTGGCACTATTGTCTCTTCAATAAACACAGCCTTATGGGCTTCAGCTACTGCTCGATTTATATCCTCGGCAGAAATAACTCCTTTAGGAATTCCAAAAATAGCAAATATCTCATCACGACTATATTTTCTTAATGCTACAAAATCCATATCAGTCTGCTTAAATCCAATCTCTTTAAATTTTCCTCCACCCTCTAATATTGCTAACTTATGAGCATTTCTTCCGCCTTGATGCATTGACTCCCATTGTGCTTTTATTCTATCAAACTGATCTTGCGATAATGTTCCTTCCAACTCTAAAACTCCACGAGGAGTTGCCGAATTTCTAAAGAAATTCCAATTCCATTTAGCCGCTTCTCTATCAGATGCAATTGCAATTTCAGCTGCTTTTACTGGCGATAATCCACGATAAGGATTTAATGGATTTGGATATTTAAAATGAATTATCTCGTCTGCATCAAAAGTAATTTCTTTTCCACTTCCAGGCACTCTATATATATAACCTTCAACAAAATTTTCAGCAGATGGAACAACATTCATATTAGCCGGCGAAAGCCAAGGATAAATAGAAACAATTTTTCCAGAATCATTTTTTAATTTCCACCAAAAAGCTTCACCAGCAAGTTCTAAATATATACCCAATAACTCAAAAAGATCATATCTTGTCATGAACTCATTAACTCCATCAAGCAAATCTAAAACATCATGCTTTTTTACTTCTTCTATTTTGCCATCACTTTTTCTTTTATAAAGCCTTAATTTTATATTAGCAATCTCGCTTGATATTTTTCTTATACAAGCATAAACCCAAGATGAGTATGATTGTAATTGAGCTCCTAAATCATACTGAGGAGGTTCACTCATGCCAAAAGTTGCGGTCGGTGTAAATGGAATTATATTTGGCCTATCTTGTTTTTGATCAAGGCCAATAAGTCTTTGAATAAATTTTTGAAACTTGTTCATAAAAAAAGATGGGAAATCTGCCAAAAAGCAAACTTCCCGTCTGGTGGTAAGTTTATAATTTTTAGATTTTATTTTCTACTTTTATGGTAGCAAATATTTTTTATTTGTCAAGAGGAGGTTGAGGATAAGTCAAACCTCTTTGACTCTATTGGATTTAAAGCCTTGATCGGCTCACCCTTCATTACAACACAAATAAATTGAGCATATTTTATACTACGACAAAATTTTATAAATTCATATTCTGTGCGAGTAAGTTCTACTTTAATTGTTTCTTTCTGTTTTTCTTGCATATTTCTATGACCTTTTTAAATTCTTCAACTGATATTTTAATATTATGTTTTTCTCTAACTTCTTTTAATCTTGCTTGAGCTTCTTTGTTTCTTTCTTCTGGATCTAAAAATTTCTCAAGATCTTCAACATTATCAGCCACTGGCATTCCGCAAGCCCAAGCAATATAAGTTTTGTTATTGGATTTAAATCTAAATCTTTTATTATAATTTATCGGCTGAGGATTTATAACAATATCCCCATAAGTTAAATCAAATTTTATTGTCTCCCAGCTAAACTTTCTATTTTCTATTTCCACTCCATAAGTATTTACTGGATTAAATTCATTATTAGAAACAACTAACAATTTTAATCTTAATCTTGCCAAGGAAGGAAGAACCATTGGTAAAATTTCTTTTGCATTATGATAATATCCAAACCACACAACTGTTTCAGCTTTTCCAACATGCTTTTTTGGCTTATCAAAAAAATCTAAATCAACTCTATCAGGAATATAAAAGCAAGGAACTTTCACTATCTTTTTTACAAATTTATAAATTCCTTCTGATGAGCAAGTAATAGCATCAACAAGTTTAGAGATTTTTACCAATTCTAATTCACCAGTTAACCAATCAGGATCACACAAGTCTAAAATTTTTATTCCCGGATATGCTTTCATCATTTCTTCCCAGTATACTTTTTGAAAAATCAATACATCACTATAACATCCTTCTGTCCATAATTTTGCTTCTGGCCAATGTTTAACGAGCCAATCACCACGAATTATTGACGACCCAATCGATCCTTTTCTTCTTCCATGTTTTCTTTGAAATGTAAGTATTCTTATTTCCATACTAATTTTTTAATTAAAGTTAACCAATCTTGGCGATACCTCTTATAATTAAATTTTTCTATTGCAGTTTTCTTTCCAGCTTGGCCTATCCTAACACATCTATCATAATAATTATTTACCAATTTTGAAAGCTTCTTTGCTATCTTTTCTGGATCATTAGGAACTATAATCATATTTTCATTTGGTTTTGCAAATTTTTCTAAATCATGAGCTCCTTCAACCTGCACAACACAGCAACCACTCAACATTGCCTCAGTCCTTCCTCTATTCATCGGAGTTCTAAAAGAGGTATCGAGATAGATCAGGGATCGACCTAAAAATTCCCTGTAAGTATCAAAACTTTTTTCAGTATTAACATTAACCCTTGCCCACCATAATTCTAAAGCATATTTTTCTCTTAAAATCCTTGCAACTTCATTCATGCATTCTCGATTATAATAAGTATCACAGCCTCCAGGAGATAAAGCTGTAAATATTCTTGGTTCTTTTGGTAAATCCCACCAATCATCAGGATTCATTCCATGCCAAATCGGTATTCCCCAACCCCACTCATCAGGAGAAGCTGCTTTATAAGAATTTACAACCATTGGAATATCACCAACTAAAGCCCTTATTTCTCTTTTACATTTTTTCTCAGCATATTCAAAGCTTTCATCATCTCCTATTTTTAATCTTTCTGGCCAGACAGGTGAACCATGATTTATAACAACTTTTGGAATATCTTGTATCAAATCTCTCATTTCTTTAAATAAAATGCTTTTTCCCATATCAGGATCAACGCATTGCTGATCTATATCCAAAATAGCTAAATCATATTTACCCGGTTCATAATATGGAACAAAATGAGCATTCTCCGGCAAAGGTCTTGTTTGATAATACCATTTTTTACTACTATTATAAGCCAGATAAAACTCTGCATCTTCTTTTAAGGCATTAAAAAGATCATAAAAATGCATTGTATGCCAAGGAGTAGTAAAGATTTTATATTTCTTTTTTTGGTTGCATTTTGACATGGATATCTTTTTTTTCATTAGTTATTATTTCAATTATTTTCCAGCCCTTAATCCGGTGTTCACGAGCAGTTTCATCTGTTTGATCAAAAAACTTAAATGTATCTTCAGATGGTTCAAGCAAATGAACTGGCCAAGCAGAAGCACCTCTATCTCTATGAGGAACGATAATATACAATTCTCCGTCTGGTTTTAATATTCGCCAACATTCATTCATTATTTTAATAAAATCTTCTTTTCTAAAATGTTCCATAAAATGACTTGCTATTATATATTCACAACTATTATCAGGCAAAGGAATTCCATCTTTTATATCCCAAACAATCTCTTGACCATAATCAATTATATCTAAACCAACATTATTTTTTCCTTTTATAGGCCTTCTATGTTTTTTATCTCCGCAACCAAGATCAAGATAAATATCTTTAAAATTTTTAATTTTAACTCGTCTCATATTTGCTATTTTCATTAGCTATAATTAAATATTTTATTTCATTATCCACTCCAAGATATTTTAAGATCCAATTCTGAATAAAATCCGGACTGGTAATCAAAGCATCGTAGGAGAAAATAACAAAAGGTATATTATACTTTTCTAAAAATCTAAATATTCTTTTATAGCCTTCCCTTGTTCTTTTTTCAGCTTCTATTTCTGAATGAGTATGTTTCTGTCTAACTTGAGATTTAATCATATAGGGCCAAGCTCTTACTGTAATAACCGCAAAAGAAAATCTATGCTTTTTATATAATTTATCTAAGTCTGGCCACTTTTGGGCCCAAGGCAAGCTTCTCCTCACAACATTAAAGCCGTTTTCCTCTAATATTTTAGTTGTAATTCTTGTGCCGGTGCTCTCGGCTCCCAAAACTATTATTTTATTCATACATTTTATGCAATAAAAATTTAGCTTTCCAAATATCGCTTTTTCTTTTATATCTGCCAGATGATTCAATTTCTTTTGCTTTTGCTTCCGGAATATATTTAAAATCAAATCCCTGCTTGCCAAATCTTTCTCTTGTTTCTTGGCTTAATCCACCATATATACTAATCCGCTCACAAAACATTCCAGCTTTTATAAAATCATTTCTTAAAATCCAGCTAAAATTCTCAACAAATGATTTCTTTGTTGACAGCTTTCCTTTGCTAATTTTTCCTCCCCAATGCCAAGTATTCGGAAATGTATATTTAGCAATATTACTTAAAGCTCCGTCTTCCAAGGCTAATCTATCATCTAAAAATACTAATATTTCTCCAAGTGCCTCAATTGCTCCAATATTTCTCGCTTTAGCTAATCCATATTCTAATTTTTCCCCAGTTTTTAAATATAAAATAGGTGTTCTAAATTGTTTTTTTGCTTCTTTTACTGCAATCTCAGTATTATCATCAGAGCCATCATCACAAACTATTATTTCTTTTGCTGGATAATCCTGCCTTTCTATAGAAAGCAAAATCTTAATGATATTTTTTCTTCTGTTAAATGTCGGAATTATTACTGAAATCAGTCTATTATTTGGATACAAAAGTTGATAATATGCTCTGGCAAAATTTCTTGCCATTTTTTTATCTGAATAATTTTTTATAGTATTCCAAGCATTTTCTCTTATCTTCATTCTTAACTTTTCATCTTCCATTATCATCTTTAGCTTCTCTTTGAAATTGCTTTCATTAAATATAATTCCATTTTTCCCATCCTCAATAAGATCCCTTGCCATTCCTTGAGCTGTTGCCAAAACAGGAACTCCCCTTGCCATAGCTTCTAATAATGGAATCGTCCCAGTTTCTTTTTCTCCAGTTGAATACATAACAAAAACCGTCATTCTTCTATAAATCTCATCTTTAAAATTCATAGGCATCATTCCTTGTCTACCAAATCCTCCATGAAATTCTAAATTATCTTTTGGAACTGTTTCCCAATAATCTGGTTTATCAATATAACCAGACCCTATAACTTTATATCCCAATTCTTTAGAAATCTTACAAATTCTATCTAAATTTTTATGCGGCACTACTCTTCCAATATATCCAACCGCTGGTTCTTTTGGTGGATAATCTTCAATGAAAGTATATCTATCAAGATCTATTCCCATTGGAATTTTCACAACATTTGGATGTTTTAAAGCTAATTTTTCAAAGCCCCATGTTGTTGCAATTGCCAGCATATCATATTCTTTCCAATCACTCTCATCTAACTGATAATGATTATGATGAGTTAAAATTTTCGGAATTTCTTTTAATTCAGGCATTAAATCCATAAGCTGATTTGCTGAATGCCAATATTGAGGATGCCATAAATCAAACTTAATTCCATTGCTCATTAGATTTTTAATTTCAATCATTCCTTGGGCCACTCCTCTCGGATGAACAGCAACATTGAAAAAATTAAATCTCGGATTGTTTCTTACAATCGCTTTTACTAAATTTCCAATTGCCCACTCATGGACATCTGGTGTGATTAATATATTCATAAGCCTTTAAAATTATTCCAATTATTATAGCCGAACTCATCAGGTGTCATTTTTTTAATTCGTTCAACTATATGCTTTGGATGATCTACGCCTTTTAATATTGATTTATTAAGTCGACCTTTCATTTGATTTACAAAAATTTTAAATGATTCTTCAGGGGTTTTTCCCCAAGACCAATTAAAAGCAGTAGCATAAGCTTTACTAAA